TAGTTCTGTATATGTCATCTATGCCTCACATGCTAAACACTCTGACTCAGGTATTATTGTTCGTTCTACTTTTAACGATACCAACTCAGCACGTTTAATTGCTTCTGACCTACAGTAGTAAAGTGTTTTTAGTTTCTTTTTCCAAGCTAACATGTGTATGTCATGTAGCTCTTTTATGTCTACATCAGCAGGAACAAAAACATTTACAGACTGAGCTTGACAAATATATTGTTGTCGGTCAGCCGCATGGTCTATTATCCATTGCTGATTTATTTCAATAGCAGTTTTAAATATTTCTTTTTCATAATCATTCAATTCATCTAAATGTAGAACTGAACCATTAGCCTGAAGTATTGACTGCCATACTTCTTCAGTATTCATTCCTTTACTTTCTAATAACTTTTCAAGGAATTTGTTTTTAACAAGAAATGAACCAGACATAGTTTTTTGCACATACGCATTGGCTCTGTATGGTTCTATTGAGGGAGAAGTTGTCCCACAAATAATTGATGAAGAAGCATTAGGTGCAATA